TGTGCTGCTTTTCCTTTTGGAGATCACGATGACCTGGTGGATTCTATGACACAAGCAGTAATGAGATTTAGGCAAGGTGGCTTTCTTGAGCATCCTGAAGACGCTCCTGATGAACCTCTGCCACAGAAACAAAGGACTTATTACTAATGAGTAAAACTAATATACCTAAATTTTTGATGTCTGCTTTTAATATGGTTAAAAGAGGAGATATCAAAAGCTTAGATGACCTATTTAAATTTGCAAAACAAGAATTCGGAGAAATAACTTCAAGCCTCAGGAACCAAATAGAAGACGTCTTTACCAAAGGTAAAGCTGCAGCGGTCACGGAAACAAGAACCAAGGACATCATGAGAGGTGATCCAACTGGTGAAAAGAAAGAAGGACTAGTATCTCTTACAAATGAATTAAAACAAAATTTAAAAGATCTTAAAGATTTAGATTTAGAACAATCTTCATTAAATGATCAGTTAATGGATCTTATGGAGGGTTTTAAAGAGGATCGTTTTGGTAGAAAAATTGTTGATAAAAAAATTGATAAATCCAAACCATTTAGAACTCCAGGCATGCCATATCAAAAACTAAGAGAGGCAAAGTATAGATTACCAGGTGGTAGTTCTTACGCAGAAGGTAATTTAAGAACTGCGATGAGAATGTTTTTACAAACAGAAGTAAAAGAAGGTAGATTAAAATTAGATGAAACTGATTTATTTAGAATCACAGAATACTCGCCAAGATCAATAGATGATCCAATAGATGTATTTAGAAGATACTATGGAGAAGAGGCATTAGAGGCTGCTGATGCAATGGCATCTAAATTAGAAAAAGGTACGTCATTTAAAAATTACGAAGAAATATTTAGAGCTAATATGCCTGAGTTAAAAATAAAAACAGAAGGTGCTGGTCAGTACGATCAATCAATCATAGATGCTGAAGCTGCTATGAAACAAGCAATAGAGGACGAAAAGAATTTACAAAAGCTAGAAGAGTTTGATGTTGAAGGCAGAACTAAAAATTCTAAAGGTGGTATCAACAGAGTTGGTTTTGCAAGAGGTAAAATAAAACTTGCACAATTTTTTTATGGTAAAGGCACAGACCTTGTCACAGAGATTAGAAAAGCAGTTAACAATATTATGGAATCAGGTGATAAAAAAGTAGACGCTGATGTAGCTGTCGATGACATGCTTGATGAATTTGGTATTGATAGAGACACAGTAGATCAAAAAGATATTTTAAACGCTTACGATGAAGCATACAAAACTTTAAGTGTACCACCTGGATCACGTGGTGGACCTGAAGACATTGCAGAGCCTTTTCAGTCAGCAGAAGAATCAACAGGTAATTTAATATCTAAACAACTTAAAACAATGAGACTTTCAGAAGATATACAACCAGGTCTATTTGAAAAATTATCAGACAAACAAAGAGAGATTATAGAAACATATGGAGACTTAGTGGATAGAGAACTTTTAAAAAATATTGTTTTAGACCCTGATCCAAATAATCAAGCGGCAGCTATAGCAACTCTTGATGAAGTAAAAACGTTAATGGATAAAGGCATGAGCGTAGATGAGATCATGAACGTATTACAAAGCACACCAAGAAGAAAACAAGCTGAAGGCGGACTAAGCTATTTGATGGGAATGTAATGACAGAGATAGCTAAATACAATGGCATGATGAGCTATCTTACTCGTCCACCTGCACCAAAGACACAGGTTGCAGATCTGGTAGATGACTTAGAACCTGGTCCGTTAAAAGATGAGTTACTAAAAGACTTTGATCCAACACAAGAAGAATACGAAGAATATCTACAAAGAAAAGGTTTAGGTGAAAGACCTTTCAATGCATCTAACGGTGGTAGTCCTAAAGAAGAAATTGTAGAACCATCAAAGTCGATGCAGGTAGATACAACTACCAAAGGTATACCTGATCCATTAGAAGAATTTAAAAAACAATCAGATATTTTTTTGCAAGCATCGTTTGCTTCAACGAATAAAGATTACTTCAACAGTCTAATACAAAAAGAATATGACAAGGCCCTTGAAGCCGGAGTCCTGCCTGAAGAAGCAATAAGCTTTCTAAAAGAAAGAAGTCAGATGTATCGAACACTTGCTGAAGAAGGAAGAAAGCAAGGTGAGCCTGCAATATTAGGACCAAGTTATGGTAGAGAAAATAAAGCTATCGGTGGCGGTGTTATCGAAGGAGAAGATCTAGGTACAAGGGAAGGGTTTAATGAACCTAAAGATCCAAACATTGAATTTCCATTTAAACATTCAACAGGAACTACTGATTATGGTATTGGTAGATTTAAAGATACAGGAAAATATTTTAGAAGAGTTGGTAGAAATAAAGCAACTACTATAATTCAAGAAGAAGGAGAATCTTTAGAAGATTTTAAAAAAAGAAAAGGACCAAGAAAAGATGTTGCTTTTGATAAAACTATAACAACTAGAAAATATATAGATAACTGGACTAAAAATTGGTTAGATAATAATCTTCAAAAATATGGTGTAAGAGATTTTGATGTCATGTTAAATGACTTATCTAATGATTGGCAGAATGAAATAGAAACAGGTAATGTTCCAGAACCAAAAAAGAATTTTAATCTAGCAAGTCCTAAACTTAATTTACCTAATGTAACAGGAAGTATAGACGTTAGATCTAAAAAATTAAGAACAGGTGAGGCAAAAGATTTAAAACCTTTTACATATGATGATATTACATTTTATAGAAGTGATGAAAGTTCTGAAGCATTAAAAAATAAAACATTAGCTCAATGGAAAAAAATATTTTATAAAAATAAAATTTCAACTGATCCAGTATTAAGACAAGGGCTAAAAGAATTTTATGATTTTATGGCTGAAGATAAATCAGGATTACCTCAAAAAGGTGGTTTAACTATAAGAGATTTTCTTAGAACTAAAGTAAGTGATGATGTTCAATTTTTAATAGATCGTGAGGCTTCAGGTTTAGATAAAGCTGCTAAGAAACAAGTCATTCATAGTTTTCCAGATCTTAAAAATAATTACGATATATTCACTGGAAGTAAAGCTAAGTTAAAAGCTATTGAAAGAGAAACTGAAGGTAGAATAAAAGCTGGTAAAAAGACCTCTGGACAGACAGATGAACTAATAAAACAAATTAAAGCTCAGAACAAAATTGTGGCGGAGATGAAACCTGAAGAACTTTTGAAAGATAAAAAATTAATTCAAAGTTTAAGATTAGTTATTAATCCACAAACAGGTCAAGCAAGTTTTATAGGATATACAGAAAATGATCCTAGGGTAAATAAAAAAGGTGTAAAGACTGATTTAGAATTAGCTGAACATGCAATAGATAGAGCTAAAAAAGGTTCACTGTTTAGTTATGATCACATTTCAAAAAGATCGTTAGAAAAAATGAACACACAGTTTCCTAATAATATTCAAGGGGCTAATTACATAACTAATACTCAAATGGAAAATGCAAAAAGATTTTTAGCAATACCTGAAAATAGAAATACACCCGCTGCACAAAATATTGATAAAATTTTATCTGATTTAAATTTAACAGTTAGAGGAAAAGAATACGGTGGAACATATGGAAATAAAGAAAGTATTGTTTTTGATTCAAAAACTAACAGATCAAACATCGTAGATAGTCAATTAATAAATAGAAGTGTAATACCAGGAAGATTAGCAAAAGCGGCTGGACTAGCTGGTGTTTTATTTTCTACCACTGCTTTTGGTAAAGAAAAAAGCACTTTACCAGAAGGTCCTCCTGGTCAAACAAATCAAGAAGACAAAAGTTTTATAGAAGAGTATCCACTTATTACAGGAGGACTTGCAGCAGCATCACCTTTAGTTACACCGAAAGGAAGAAAAATTTATGGCGCTTTTGCAAAACCATTATTGAAAGCACTTGGTTCAGTGCCAGCTGCAACATATTTTGCAGGTCAAGAATTAACTAAAGAAGATCCTAACTATGCTATCGCGGGTGCAGAACTTTTATTACCTGAGTTAGGAAAAAGAGTTCCTGGAAGCGGTACAGGTATCATGTCTAAGATAGGTAGGTTTGCATTAAACCCTATCGGAAGACTTGCAAGAGGTTTCACACCTGCAGGTATTGCTTTACAAGGTGTAGAATTAGTAAACCAAGCAATGAAAGAACAGAAAAGAATAGAAGATATGAGAGAAAACGATCCAGAAGCTTATCAACAATTTATTGCAGAACAAGAAGACATGATGGGAGTGTCTGCAGCAAGTGGTGGATTAATTAGAAAAGGTTTCGCAGACGGACCAGAAGATCCTAGTAAAAGAAACTTTATGAAAATTTTAGGTGGACTTGCATCCCTACCTGTGGTTGGAAGATTTTTTGACATAGCTAAAGAAGCACCTGTTGTAAAAAATATATTTACAGAAATAACAAAACTAAAAGATACTAAAACACTTATGCCTGATTGGTTTCCAGCATTTGTAGATAAATTTAGAAAAGAAGGAAAAGCAGAAAATATGTTTAAGAAAAAAAAGGTGGCAGTAACTGAACAAGAATATAATCAAGCATTAGCAGAAGGAAAAGGTCAAGATTATTTTATGGATCCTAGAACACCAGAGTATATAGCTAATAATCCTGATCACTCGTTATACAATAAACTAGTAGAAACAGATGAATTAATAGGAACAACTTATACTAATGATAAATTTCCTGGTGTTGAGATAGATGATTTTGATGGTGAGGTTCAAGTCAATTGGGAAAACGATTACTCACAACCCGTCAATATAGTTTATGTAAAACCTGGAGGAAAAGGACCTGAAATGGGTAGACCAGATAAATTTCAAGCTGGAATATCTGAACAAGAGTTTAAACCAAAAGGAGAATTTTCTGCTATGGATCAAGAGGTATATGCAACAGATCCTGATGGTGGTTATGATACTGAAGCGGTTATTGTAGATTCACTTGATGACATGATGGAAGGCACAACTCGTATGATGGAAGAGTATGCAACAGGTAAGCCGGTTAAAAAATTATCTAGAGGTGAGGGTAAAGTTATTGAGGCTGAAGTAAGAGCAGAACAAGCTGCAGAAGCGGCAGCAGAAATGGCTGATGACCTTGACTAAAAAACTAACAACCACAATACCACCAAAATCAGGGCCCATGCCACAGGGCTTGAATTTAAACTATAATACTGTTAAAACAGTCAAATTGGAGAAAATAAATGGCAGACATAGACAAGGCTCTACCAAACGAGCCAAGAAAAACAGTTAACGTACCAGGCGAAGAAGAAATACAAGAAACTTTAGTTGAAGAAGTTGAGAAACAAATTGAAGCTCCTGGTCCAGTAGAGACAGTAGAAAACGAAGATGGATCAGTTGACATTAACTTTGATCCAAATGCTGCATCACCAGAAGGTGGTCAGGATCATTATGCAAACTTAGCAGAATTTTTACCAGACGAAGTTTTAGGTGCAATGTCATCAGACCTAAATCAAAAATACATGGACTACACGATGTCCAGAAAAGATTGGGAAAAAACTTATACACAAGGTTTAGATTTATTAGGATTCAAATACGATAACAGAACAGAACCTTTCCAAGGTGCAAGTGGTGCAACGCATCCTGTTCTTGCAGAAGCAGTTACACAGTTTCAAGCTTTAGCTTATAAAGAATTATTACCAGCAGATGGACCGGTAAGAACACAGTTACTTGGTGTGCAATCTCCAGATAAAGTACAACAAGCACAACGTGTAAAAGATTATATGAATTATGAAATCATGGAAAAGATGAAAGAGTATGAACCTGAATTC